ATTTGCATTTATATTTTTTGCTTCTTTGGCCGAGTATCCTCAACCCTAACGTCTTTAGCTTTGACGATTCTCCATTGTTATACTAATCAGGCAATCGATATCTATTTCAGGCCCATTATAAAGAATACTGTTTGCGGCATTTCAGCCCATGCCAACTCAATACTCTTTATGGTGGACCTGCTCGGTACTGCCCCGAGGTCTTACCAAACTTTCAAACAACTTCTACGAATTTTTTATTGTACAGAATTTGTTTTTGCTTCATCTTTCTTCTTTAGAGATTTCTTCAATATTTTCATATAGATTTTTTTCTCTAATTCGGTATGATGATATAAACACGCCTCGTACAATTTATGGATTAATTTTTTAAGTTTCATAATTCTATTATACACTAATATTTAGTAAATGTCAAGCAGTAAAGTGGTATTTATTGACCTAAATTGAATTTCATACCAGTTGCCTGCTCAATAACGGTCATATTTACTTGATATTTTGGTAAATCCGCAACTGGAAGCGCACTATTTGGCATTAAATACGCCTGTACTTGTCTACTGTTCTTTTCAATAATGACCTTGTATAAACGTGTTGGAATGCCTAATCCGTTACCAATTACAGGATGGTCTTGGTCAAAAATACCACCAGAGATAATATAAAAATCTGTATTAGGTGCCAAAGCCCATTGGCGTTCCCATGTTTCTAATTGTTTCCAGATACCACGATTATTATTTGCCACTTGTGCTACCATATTACTTAAAAAGAAACTCTCACTCATAATAGCATCATTTTGTGTATTGTTACCTGCGGGCGCCATATGTCCACGGTCATGTGTTTTACCTACAATAGCATAATCAGCTAAACTAGCGGAACAACTAGGTGTTACAAATGGGTCAGGTCTAAAGTTATCTTTACGTTTTGCTGGACCTGTCATGGCAGCTGGAGTTAAATGTTCAAATACAGCAACAGGTGCTTTAACAGAACAACGATGAATCACCGCATAATTTAGGTGACAAATTTCTTGGTCACCTGGTTGAGCTCTGTATTGTGGAGTTCCATTGACTGTAAACTGTGGACATTGTTGATTGATTTGAGCAAATACTGATAATGGTAATAGTATTGCTAGTAGTAATAACTTTTTCATAATTGTCCTTTATAAAACTGAATCGCCTCAACTAAACCATCTATGTGGTCTTCCGTTTTTTCTATGAAAATAAGAGGTGTACTATTTTCAACAGCCATAATGACTACCAATTTATTTATAGGAGTTCCAATGAGTTCTTCGTACATCAAAGCGTAAGCTGTTGTTTGCCAAAAGTAATCTAATATATCTTCTCTTGTTTTAATACGTGCAGATGTCTTAAAATCAATCGAGGACAACTCGCTATCGAACTCAGCAATACAATCTGTACGACCTGCCATACCTAACTGTGTTGACCATAGAGCTTGTTCTTGATAGTGTATATTATTGATACGATTGAGTGTTGGTTTTAATGATAGAAACATCTCTTTAGCATCAGGCATAATATCACCTAACGATTCATTATTGAGGTATCTTTCACAGAGAGTATGAACATTAGTACCACGACCTGAGGCCTTCTTTGAGATAGCATTAGCTTTTTCTTCACCAACTCTCTTTCGCCATGCCATAATGGCTTCTTTCTTTTGTGCACCTAGTACGGTAGTAACGGAAGGTAATCGAGTTCCATCAGGTAAAGTATAATATCTTTTGCCGTCAGGAAATGTAGTTGATTGAAGGTCTTGAAGTGGTTTTGGTGGACAATATGTAAACATTCTGTAATCCTATCATATAATTATTAATTTGTCAATACTATTTGGCAATCTTGCCTTTTTCAACTTTATTCCAAATTCTTTCATGGAAAAAATATAATATACTATTAACTACTAAAGCAAAACTAACAACGCCGATTCCTACTTTCCAAGAACCACTTGCTAACCACCCACCCACAAAGTTAGTAATTGTAACTAAAATTCTCCATGTTACAACTTTTCCTAAACTTCTCATAACTTTTTCATAAAACATTTTTAACCTCATAAATATTATCAAACAATTATATAGGTGATACATTATGAAACGTGCCGTGGTATGTGTTAAAGATCCACATTTAATTATTCCACAACTTGATGACTATAGCATAATGATTGTTAATCCTGACAGCACTCAGGATAGATTAAACTACCTATTAAGTCAAGCCGATTGGAGTATATTAATTACTGATACAAATATCCAATATAGAAACGGTAACGATTACCCCAATGAAAGAGTTTTATGGTATACTTCGGGCACTACAGGTGATAGTAAATTTTATGGATTTACACAAAATCAAATTGACCATTTAGCCAAAACAATTTGTGATAGTTATGACATAACATCAAACGATAGATACACAGGTATAATGGGATTGTGGCACGCTCATGGACAAGGATTTTATTGGGCTACAAAATATGCTCAATGTGAAACTAATTTTATTTCAGTTAAAGATATTAAATCTTGGCCTAAAAATCAACCAACATTTTTGACAGCAATACCTGATGTATTAAGTACGGCAACATTTTTAAAGTTTGATAACCTTCGTTTTATTCGTAGTGCTAGTGCTAGTATGCCAGACCGCACCTATATTAAATTAAAAGAAAAATTTAAAGTTCCTGTTATTGAAGCATTTGGAATGACAGAAGCCTTGAGTCATTGTTTTACTAATCCTTTATATGGTGAACAACGTATGGGAACTGTAGGACTACCTGACGGGATTGAGGCAAAAGTAAATAATGGACATTTACTAATTCGTGGACCTAGTGTTTTTACCAATGATTGGTTTGATACAGGAGATTTGGTACAACAAGATGAATTTGGTTATTTTAAAATACTAGGTAGAAGTCGTGACCAGATTAATATTAAAGGATATAAATTTAATCCTTTAAGTTTAGAACAACAAATATCAAATATATTTCCTGAAATAACTGAGATTGCTATATTTGGTTCTACTTCAATAAAATGTTTATATGTTGGAGATATATCAAAAGAAAAATTACAAACATCATTTGAATCTTTTGGTAAAAATTGCCGGCCGGTATTAATTAAACAGGTTGATTTAATTCCAAAAAACACTACAGGTAAAATATCAAGAACACTATTAGATTCTATGTTCTAATAATTCATCTAATCGGGGTTGTACAATTTTTGAAAATGCATCATGCCCTCGAAGGCCTGCTCTCCAATTTTTTCTATCAAAAGATTTAAAATTTCTACAAACATTTACAAAATTATTTTTCATATCAACAACAGATTCATCAAATAATTGATTTTCTTTTTGATAATTTAAAGCGAGAATGCTTCGTTTTCCAAAATAAAATAAAAATGGAATGTTTAAAGACTTTAAAAATTGTTGTAGTATATAAACTTTTAAAAGATTGGATTCCGCCATAGTTTTATAATCAATATGATTTAAAAATTTAAACCATTCTGGATGTGGTTCACTATGTAATGTGGCAGTATTATTAAAAACCCAATTTTTTTCAAATTTTCTATGGTCGACATTTTTAATGCCGGCAATATTACTAGCTCGTTCAGTTTGTTTACTGACATAATCTGATGTTTTTTCTTTTAGTGGAAAATTTTCTGAATTAGAAATTCTTATATCAGTTTTATATAATTGTGGCCAAACAATTATAACAGCATCATATTTTTGTTTACTTAAAATATTTACTGTTGTTTCTAAAGTATATGTGTATCCTGCACCACGCAAACTGAAATTGTCAATTTTATATTTTGATTTATCTATTAAATCTGCCCAACCAAATGATTCACCATGAGTTCCTCCACGATTAAAACAAGAACCATTAACTAGTATATTCATTTTTCAAACGAGCTCTAAAAGCAAGTGTGACCCGCATACATTGAGATACGGTTGATGGAGGTCTTGTATTATGTAATGTTCTTGAATCATAAATCACAATACGACCAGGTACATTAGCCACTATATCACTTGGCCATCCAACATTAAAACCTCTATTTTGATTATTAGCTTCTCTTTGAAATTGTTGTGTGTCGCCGGAGTTACCTTCAGGATCCTCAGAATAAAAAACAAGTTCACCTGACCAAGTTGGGTACCATTCTAGATTAGCGCAATATAAAATATTAAATGCACCTTCTTCATTTAAATCTGGATTATCTCTATGTACTCCGTAGGATCGGTGCACCCATTCATTTGGTCTGCCATTTACAAAAACAATCCAAGAAGGTAATGAAGGGTCTCCTTCTTTTATTTTCCATTCAGGATAATAATCAGTTGGTCCCATTCCTTCTGGACATCCATTTAATTCATATTTGTTACCTAATGCTTCATTAATTTTTAACCAAAAGTCATGTATTAATTTATGTTTTTCTATTAATTCAGATTCACTTCTTGCCAATGGTGCACGTGGAGTTCCACAACCATACTTATTCGGTTTAATATTTTTTTCACAATAATCCCAACCATCAATATTTGGTTTAAAAAATACTGTATCTGGAGATTTTTTTTCATGCATAGCTCGCCAAGTTTGATTACCTATGTAATTCCAAATTTTTTCTCGTTCATCCAATGAGATAACATTATCAATAATTTCAACGTGTTTTTTCATAAATTTTCTCCAAAAGAACCAATGTAATGTAATTTACTTAAGCAAGTCCTTGTTCCATAAATTGTACCATCTGTATTATAATGTAAAAAATTAGATATTCTTGGTGTTAAATTTTTTAATCCATCTAACCAAATAGAATGTTCTTTTGTTCCTGACCATCCTTTTGTAAACCAATAATCTAATTCACAATACCAATCACTTGGTGCTTTTTCAACTTGAAACCAATTATTATCCCAATTTGAATATATAACATTTCTTATTATACCTTCTTGAGTAGCTCTAATTGTTTTTATATCTTTAGATTCCCATATTTTTTTTGCAACTGAATTAGTTTTAAGATACTTATAAATTGTGTGAGCTTGTTTACAAAGTAAATCACAACAATCTGGTGACCAATAAAATAATACAGGAGTTATATTTGAATACTCAATTATACTTTCTTTAATCGGTGTAATACTTGAAGCTTTGTCAGTAAAATACATATAAGTATTTTCATCTTTAACTATAATACGAGGTTTATCAACACCAATAACATAAGCTACACGACCTAGTTTATCAAACTTTTTTCTAACTTCTGAAAAATATAATAAATTATATTGAAATGCCCCAGTAACATTAAACACATCATTTTTTCCATTAATCCAATTTGCATCAGAGTTATTCAATAGAGCATTGATAATATTTTTAGAAGAATCTAAAATAGTTATTTTGGTTTTTGGACAATTATTTTTTATATATTCAAGTCTATGTTTTGTGTGTAAATGAAATTCTGCATTATTGTTCCATGAATCTTTAACATTTTCATCATATACAAGATATTTTGAACTGGCATCTAAAGCCCATGTTGTTATGATTTCATCAATAATTAATCCTTGACGAATAAAACTTTCCAAAATGTTATTGCTATCTGAACCTCCACTATAACTTAAAATAACATAATCATATTGTTCTCGTATTTGTCTTGCTCGTTGGTCATACAAAGCATCCAAACTTAATGTTGGTTCTATAGACCAATCATATGAATTAAATATTTCATCATTAAAATGCCATTCGATTGGTATTTTTTTTGGATTAGCATAAAGCATTGCTTGTAATTTTGTTTCAAACACAATACCTTTACAAGTATAATAACCAAGTTCTTTAAACATAATTAATAAGTTACCGATCCAACAATATGTAATCGAGGTTCATTTGAACAATTTATAAAAGTGTGTAATTTTCTAGTGTCTGTCCAATATATTTTACCGGCAGATAAATGAGTTAATCCGGATTCTTTAAAAACAAAATAACATTCGGGATTAGTTATTAAAGGAATATGAATACGAGCTCCCACATCTTTATGTATTGTATAACAAGAAAATGGCATCACCCACATTAATCTTGTTCTTCTCATATCATATTCTTTAATTATTTCTTCAAATGGAGTATTTTTAAATAATGGATTAATTAAATTTTCTGACCATGGAGATTTAATTATATCTTCAATAATTGCTGAACCAACAGCATCAGAAAAATAGTCGCCACCAATTCTATATTGTATTCCAGCTTGTTTACTTTTAATATCAAATTCAGTCCATTTTATTTCTGACTCTAATTTGTAATAACATTCCAACAAACTTGAAATATCTATGTCTCTTAGTTCTTTAATCATTTTAAAAAAGGTAAAAATATTCTACAAGGATCAAATTCCCACCATTTACCACTCACACCAGAACCAAAATCATAACTTGCAGGTGAGTGATGATGATTATTATGCCAACCTTGGCCCCAAGCTACAAATCCCAATACAAGATTATTGTGACTATTATCTTTAGTTTGAAAATTTCTGTAACCAATAATACCTTTTAAATGTCCTAAAACATTTATTGTATTATCTTGTAATAAACTTATACCCGTAACTAAAAAAAATCCGCAGAATGCTAAACGCCAATCAAACAAACATATAAGCAAAGGTACTGCCCACAAAATAGTTAGCTGATGTTTATGAAACCAAACATGATTTGGCTTACGCAACAGGTCAACCGAATATTTAACATTAATAATCATATTGTTTTCTGTAACATGACGATACCAACCTATAAATGATTCAAATATACCGTAGACTACAGGACTATGAATATCTTTTGTCGTATCGGCATGAGGATGATGATAACCTCTGTGTAGAGCGGACCAAACTATACTAGAACCTTGTCCAGCAAAACTAGCAAAGAACAATATAATGTTTTCTTTGTATGTTGGTAGTTGATGTGTTTTGTGACTAAACACTCTATGATACCCTACAGCTACACCTAATCCACACACCAAGCACCACATGATTAAGGTTGAAAATAGATAATAAAGAGGAATGATTCCAACTGTCAACATATAAAGTGTAGACAAGGCTAAAGGAATAATTGGTAACCAAACGAACCAGATGGCTTTGGAGATATCTTTAAACATTATTTTTCCAGTGCGACAACATATTGTTCAATCTTATTTACCATTTTTTTACCAATAGGTTTAAATTGTTTATAAATTTCAGGCCAATTGTTATATAATGCTGGAGATTTGTTTTGGCTTGCTCTTTCAAACCAATGATATATTGCTTTGTTATAATCATTACAAGTTATCCAAACATTTTTATATTGTTGTGTTCGTTCAATCATTATTGGTAATACTTTTTCACCAATTATATAGGTTGTTCTATATGGTGGCGAAACTAACATTCTTGTTAATACTAATGCTGTATTCTCGTCATACTCATAACAACCCGCACTAGCTACATAATTATCATTTGCATCTGTTATAATAAAATATGCACCTTTTTTATATTGATTTTTTTCAAGTCGATTAAATAAATTAGCAGAGTAACCTTTGTAATTGTATAGATAATTTTCGTGTAATTTTGGATTATCCAACATTTCAATCGTGATACCATATTTTAATATATCAATAACCTTATCATTACTCAGGTCATTAATCTCATAAATGTTCATTAATTGGTGAGCCATTTTCTTTCATCATTTCAAAATAATCTTTGAGATATATTCCATCATAAGTTTTTCCAAATTCTTTTAATTCTTTAAATGAGTCGTGTTTAAATATCTCACTTTGTTCAATAATTTCATAACCAGTATATTTTTGCCTAACTACTAAATTAAAATTGCTATGTCTATTGTAAACATAATGTTTACTTGATTCTGAACCCAATCTACCTGGAAATTTATTTCTGGCTAAATTCTGTATTCTTTCATCCGATAAAAAAGAAATTGTCATTTCTGGTGTCCAACAACCAAAATGTGTTGTACCATAAATTCCTTTTTGTGTGTAATAATTATTTTTTGCATAATCATATTCATATTGGCAATAATACCATCTTTTATCAACCAATTTAATATAGGGTTCTATGTCACCATGTATTACTGTACCATCCAATAAACTTGTAGCATAAGCCGTTGCTGATAAATGGTATACTTTTGATTTAATTTCTTTGGCAATAGATAACATTTGGCCAGACTCAACGAAATTATCAAAATCGATATCTATTATTTTAGGTTTTAATTTTTTTGATTCACAATATTGAAAAGCATAATCAATATCATGTTTATTGTATCCAGTATTTAATTGTATAATCACCGGAGTAACATCTAAACCTAAATGTAAAAATACAGCTAAAGTATGTTCACTATCAAGACCTCCACTATACAATATGTGAAATTTTCCTTGTTTAAGTGAATAAATTTCTTCAGCTGCTTTACAACTTTCTATAAAATGATTATCAAATTTAGTTGGTAAAGGATCAATTTCAATATTGAATGTTTTTCCTGTACCAGTTCTTCTAAGATAATTATTTTTAGTTAAAGTTATCAATTTACAATATAATCACTTAATGTAGTTAATGCATCATCAATATCAACTCTCTTATGTGTAGTTTTATCTCTTAAAATCAAACACAAGAGCCATACTGGATCATTACCAACATTTCTTGCTCTATGAATTACTCCAACATTGGCTAATAGTGGTTGTGTTACATTAATTGTATCAGTTACATCAACATCATCTTTATGATATCTCTTGTGTAGACTGCCACAGTTGTTAGGAGAAACTTCAACGTCCACACCAGTTTTTGCATTAGCGTATTGCCATTCGTGTCCTTCTAATCCACCCCAAGAAAAAACAATTTTGGTATAATTAGAAACAGGTACCACACCATTTTTATCTATATCAATATGATATCCTATAAAAGAATTTGCCGGAAAGAAAAATATTTCTGCGGCACCACTTTCAAGATTATGTTCATCTAACCAATCATAAAGAGCTTGAGTATAAACATCAGGTTTTGAAGAATCTACTCTCCATTGACCAGCTTCGGTTGGATTAAAATTTTCCATCGCCGTGAATCTTTGTGTCAATTCAGTTGAATCGTAAAAACCCTCAGGTAAATTTAAAAATCTATATTTGTTATTAACTGCCATTTAATTTTCCTTTTATTGATTGAAAGGTTTCGTAGAACCTTAAAGTTATACTAAGTCTTTTTTTAATACCATCATTTGCCTTAATATCATGAGGTACTTGTGGATTAAAAAGAACTGGTCCTGCCGTATCCCACACATCTATAATTTTATTACAATTTTCCCAACTTGTAGAAAAATCGTGTTTACCTCTATCTTCAAATACTGGTGTTGCACCTTCTTTAGAATAAAACTCAACCCTTGTTCCTGGTGTAAAATTCCAATTTATTCCACAAGGCCTTTTTCTTATTGCATCAACACTTCGCCAATCGCCGTCAGTATGTGGTAATCTAGGTAAAGCAGATTTTATAGCCCATTTCCATAATATAAAATTTTCTCGAATTTTAATATCTCTATCTTTAAAATAACTTAATAATTCTGGATTAATAAGCTCTATATCCAACAAGCTATCTAATCTTGGATATCCCCTTACAAGAGGAAAATCCATATCAATTAAAAGTTCTTCAACTGGTTTTACCAATGGATAGATATTTATTGGTAATTCAATGTAACATTCATCCATCAATATAATCCTTTAATCTATTTTGTAACTCATTGTAATTCAGTCTATAATCTTTTTCTGTGTCCACTAGACAGGCACTCAAACAGTATCTATCCTCGTATTTATTCCAAACATTATGAAATTCTCCAACGTTCACTAAGTAAAAACCTTCTTTCATTGCTGTGCTATATGTTGCAATAACATCTTCAGTTTTGATACCTAAATAGATTGTATTTGCCCAACTTGTTCTCTTTTCTATTTTATCTTCACTTACTGGTTTATACCAAGTCATTATACTATTTTTACCACCAATAATATAATTTAATTTTGCTTTATTATCCAATTCATGTCCGTCACAATGTATAGTATGGTCTGCGTTAGGACCCAAATAAAATACTTCGACCCACCTAATACTGAGTCCTACTTTTGATAACAATATGTTGATTTCATCACCCATAATGTTTTGTGGACCCCTGGTGTGGTTCCTGTAGTTACCTGTACGGTCCTTCTTGTCTACCTTATACTCAGATAAATCTCTTTTAATGAGTGGAAAATTTAAGTAACTACAATAGGGATTCATTTAAAACACTCTATTGCTTGTTCAAAGGTAACACCTTTATTTAAACTCCAACTCAATGTTATTCTCATAGTATCTTTATTATTTGTTACTTCATGTGGTTTTGAGTTATTAATCAACAATGGCCGGAGTAAGGTATGGCGAAATTTTTCTACCACAGGAGATTTGATTAAATCGTATATTCTTTTAGTGTCGTAAACTGTTTGTACCGGTTCAACGGCTTCATAAAATATAGTATTAGTGCCTTCAGTACCTTGAATTGGTATATTAAAAGCACAACTTCGGTCTGTATCAATGTGTAGCGGTATGCCTATGTTTGCCGGTAAAGGGTATATGTTATATACAGGACTTAATAATGGATATTTTTTTTGAATAGATGACATATAAGCATCATCTGATACCATTCTATGATGTCCAGCTCTACCTTGAACAGTTTCATCTTGCTTTTTTAAAACAAGTTTAGTTATGTAGTCTATGTCTAAATCAATATCTAATTCGTAGATAAATTCGTTTCTTATCATTTTCTTTTAGTAAATATACTTATTCCCATTTTAGACACATAACCTAATTTTCTGAAATCACTAGCACAATGCAAACGAACACTATCAAATATTATACACGAACCTGGTTTCCAAGGCAAGGCAGATTTAAAACTTAATCCTTTTAACCATTTTCGTTTTAAATGTGTGAAATACTCTTGGTATAATTTATCATCAATTGCGTCATAATCTAATATACCATCAACTTCACTATATTCATAAATTTGTTTATTATAAAATGTGGGTACTTCAGTATCACCATTAAAAAATTTACTAGGACCATGAAAATAGCATTGGTCAAAAAAACACAATTTTGGTAATTCACTACTATTAGAATCACTATCTAACATTAATGGTATTGTTATACCTTTATACATTGTGTCTGGTAATTGAAACAAGTCATCATTATGTATGATATGTGGGTAATCTGTCCAAAACCAAAAGCCTGCAGTAATATCAAAATCACCAATCATTATTTTTAATCTGTTAATAATATCCATAACAACATTATCATCCAAATAATTCGTTATGTTTAGTGTAATGGGACCGGTATTTTTATATACCTTAGGCTGAACTGGTGTACCATTTTCATATAAATCAATCAAATGGTTAATATCATTTTGTGTTAAAAAATTCTCAACTATATATGGATCCGAGAAGTTTTTTTTAATGTTATCAATTTGTTCTTTTGTTCTCATGGCCGTATTTATCTTATGAAAAATATATTATCTGATGTTGAAGAAGTATTAGAAAAATACCATAAAATTGGTTTGATGGTTTCTGGTGGCTTAGATAGTAGTTTGTTGGCCTATCTGTTATTACATTTTAAATACAAAAATCAAAAAAATAATGAGATTGTATTTTTTGTAGTGCCAAGGCCGGACGATTCGGTTGTTCATGTCAATCGTGTGGTAGATTACTTAGATAATCATTTCAATCAACCAAAATCAACTATACATATTGTGGGCACAGGTGAATTACATCATAGTAAACAAGTCACCAGCGGCATGAAAGATGCAGTTTTAAACTATGATTGTGATATTTATTTATCATCAACAACTACAAATCCTCCAGAATTATTACCTAATTATGAATATGGAAAATTTCGTGAACCAGACGGAACTCCATACAATGGACCTATCAGAAAGAAATCTTGGCATCCAAAATTAATTGATATATTTTGGGATTACACAAAAGAAGATACTGTAAAAATAGTTAAAGATATGAACTTAGTTGAAATTATGAATCTCACACATACTTGCACCGGTTCAAAATTATTGAGATGTGAAAAATGCTGGCAGTGTTGTGAAAGAGCTTGGGCATTTAATAAAAACAACTTTGTAGATACAGGAACAATGTAATTAATGTCTGTGTTGAAGATGTGAAATTACTTTTGCAACATTTTTATTTGTAAATGGTATATTCATAATCAAATGTATACTATCATTGACCCAACTAATCGTTCTATGTGTTTTTCTTGTATTGATATAATATGCTCTACCCATTTCAATCTGTAGTTTTCTATCTGTATCAATAATCCAATCGTATTGTAATGGTGCACAATTATTCAAAAACACAGCAATTCTAAATGTATTTCTTGGTATTGTTGGATGGTCTCGGTGCGGCATAAAAAACCCACCCATATTAGATTTAATCAAAAATGTTCTACCTAAAGGAGAATATTCATTTAATAATTCATGTAAACTAGGACAATTATTATATACTTCAGTTGGTACACAAAATTCAGTTTCTTCAACTAATCGGCCTGCTTCATAACTTGCTTGTGCTTGACTAGGATTAACTTTGTGGTCTTTACCCGAAAGATTAGTGAGCACCAAACTTTTTCTATTGTTAGGCCATTCTTTTCTTGGTAAGTAATCTACCCAATTAGCATGATATCTTGATATCTCATTCATGAATGCATTGGTATCAATTTTAAATTGTAATGGTTCAAAATCACCAAGAGTTAATAAAGCCAATTCATTAGCCATATTTTCTTGTGTAACATTATTCACATCAAATTTAGGAGCTCTCTGGCTTATTCCTGGGGGTACTATGACATTTTCCATAATATTCCTACATAAAAATTAATTCATGATTTTTATTTTTTACTTTAGTTTCAAAATAATTTTTTAGAAAATCATAGTCATTGATATTTTTTTTGATTGAATCCATATCTTGTTCATTTTCTTTATAATATTCATGAGCATCTAAGTAACCTTGATATCCCCATAAACAATTTTTACCTGCTTTATGTGTTTTCAACAATTCTTTCCATGAGTCATATTTTTGAATATTTCTTGGCAAAGCATCTCTTATGATTATACCACTATAATTTTTTACCATATGTCTGAAACAATTTTTCCATGTTGTATACATATCGGCATTATATCGATGCTCAGACATTGTAACTCTAAAGACAGTTCGTTTTTTCGTGGCATTCATACAAAAATCACCTTTGCTCATATCAGTATTAATTAATCTACCTTTTGGCCAAAGTTTAACAGAACCCATAGAACCAGCTTCACCGTCAATTGGATCCAAAGCATCGAACATAATCAATTCATCTGAATTATCTTCACCAATATCCAATTCTTTTAACAACCAGTTATCACCATCAACAGTCCAAAATTTATCAGTCGTTGATAAATCATGACACATCATATGTGCAACATCAATGCCTTTAACTCCGTTTACTCTTTTTGCTTTAGGATGAAAAGTTAATAATCTTTCCCAATTTTCTTCACAATTTGGTTCATTATAACTTATAAAGAAAATATCATACATTATATTTTTTCTCCAATTATCATATATCTAGAAAATATATCATTGTAAATCATTGTACCCATATATTCTACATTCATGCAAGGATATTGTTTATGTAATTCTTCAGCAGAATTTACTAAATTTATATGTTCTTCATGCACAAGATTATTTGATTGTAGAAACAATTTAGTTCCATTTTTGGCTTTTAAATACCAAGTAACATCAGCTATGTGTTCACAACTTGTGCATACAATAACATCATAGTAACTCAAATCGAGTTCATTGACATCTTTGCTATAATGGTAAAATTTTGGAAATTTAGAATTTAGAAATTCAGAAATATCTTTGTGTTTTTGTTCAATATCGGTTTCAGTTACATCAATAAATCCCATTTTTTGAATACAGTAACTTATAAAACCAATCCAAGAGCCAACAACTAAAATTTTAGAATTTCTGTCTAATTTTTCTAAATGTTGGAATAACCAAGCTTTACTTTGTAATTGTTGTATTCTGAGAGCATCTCGAATTTCAGGCAAAGTATAATTATCAACCACCTTTGGATAATAGAGAGCTTGAATTACTGCAGGTAAATGTTCTGATATAGATTTATAATCAATTATATCACATTTAAAAATATCATTACTAATTTCACTCATTCACTTCTCCTAATAAAAATATAATTAAGTAATTGGATTATTTTTTTTGATATCAAAAAGAGCATCTACTTTTTGCCATCTACCTATGGGACACTCTTGGTCTGCCATCCATGTTTTAGCATCCATCATACATCCACATTCTTTACACATACGTAACACAGAATTAAATCTATCACAAGTTTTACACAATTCTATTCTGTTCTTTTGAGTTTCGGCAGAACAACGAAATTTATCTATTGCTTCACTCACATTTAAATTCATATAATATATCCTTTTAAATAATTAATACCAACCTTGTGTTCGCCATGTTCTATCATTGTGATATGTTGAACTGGTTACATTACCATATTGGTCATATGTATATGTATAATATTGATTTTGAGTTACGGGAGGAAAATATCCTGTAACACATTCAACAAATACTGTACCACGTTTGCCTACACCACCACATGGGTCACCAACACCCATACCATTATTAGCACAAAAAGCCCAATAAGTACCTACATCCTGTAAAGATGGCGTATACGACGTACCACCACAACGACAAGAAGGATTGCCATATTGGTCATAATCATATTGACAAGTTTGCTGGCTTGGATAACCAACAGGCCACCCATACCAACCCCAAGTTACCCGTGTTATGCTGTATCCACTTGGAGCAGAAATTCCAACACAACCCCCTTCACCGACAGTACCTCCAGTCGTACTAAAAGCTGGTTTATTTTTTAAGTCACTCATAGCAATTTGCCCACTCATCTTACCGGCAAATCTTCTGATAATATCACTACCCATCGATGTAGATTGTGTGGCGCCAGTTACTCCTCCTAACACCAACCTAGTTTCATAAGCGACAGAATAATTGGCGTCTTGGCCACCTAATCGTATTTGTCCTGATGGAGTTGTCATTTGTAAATCCTAAAGTTTTTATTATTATACTTTATTTATCAATTATAAAATGATATTCTGTGGGGATTAAATCTACAAGATTTTATTGTGATGGTGGCGTAAGATTCGTCATAATTATCATACCATTTTCATGAATGATTTCTGTATTTGCATTAATTCCTGGATGATTTTCAATCATTAATGAAAGATTCAAACTTGGTATACTTACTGGAATTTCAACTGTATTACTTGTAACAATAGTTGAATTACTTATGTTTGATATCGCATCAGTAATGTTTGAGTCTTGAACTAAAAAATTTATTGAATCAACTTTAATCCATGATGTATTGGCTTCGTTCCATTCATATCTTACATCACCAAAATCAGAAGGTTTAGGTATTGGAGCTTCCCATTGTTTAGATGAATAATTAAATAACCAAGAGTTATAAGGAGAAGGAATAATGAATATATTGTTACTACTATCATAGGTATCATTAAGTGAAGCCTCACCTGTAAAGTTTGTTACAGCAATAAACGTGCGTGTATTTGGAAGGTTTTCCAAACTGTTTGCAATAATCACATTTGTTACAATGTTATTTTCTATTTCTGCAAATTTAAACATTACCAATATCCATATATGTAAACAACACCTGGTTGACCATTTGAATAAGCAGGACCACTCAAAGCGTAGTAATTTCCACCACTATTATCACTTGTATAATGGCCTCCAATTCCTCTATCACCGTAAGTTGTTGCACCACCCCAACTTAAAGTATTAGCACTACCTGTGCCATCTCCTCCGTGTGTTGGATCATTTCCATAACCATCTGGGGCACCCTGTTGACCACCAGCTCCACCATAAGTACCGCCGCCAGAAGGTCCATTTTGACCGGATGTTCCGCCAGCTCCTCCGCCTCCACCACCAGCTTTAAGTGAATTAAAACTTGATTGACCTCCACCACCACCCGGATAACCGTCAGCAAAAGGATTGTCTTTATAACCGTATCCATAATGACCAGCGCCTCCACCAGCACCAACTTCAACATAATATTCTGTGTTAGGAGTTACAGTTAATGTTTTAGAAGCGATACCACCATTACCTCCATCACCACCATAACCACCCCAATAATTACTACGCATTCCGCCGCCACCACCGCCACCTTCCATATAAACATCTACAGAACCGTTATTCTCTAAAGGAACTGTCCAATTTTGTGAAGTAACAAACGCAGCTAGATTATATACAGTCTTTTTTGATCCTTGTAATTGACTTAAACTAATTGAACCACTAGTGTTAAGACTAGGCGCATAGTCTGTATTTTTTATATAAGTGCCATTTTTATAATATTCATCCAAAGAAATGGGGTTACTACCACCAAATTCAGTTTGTATATCAGAAAAAGAGATTTGTCCTGTAGGCAATGTCATTTTTTTATTATTTTATATTGTTATACGGTATTTATCGAAATAATTTATCTATTTTCAATTTTATTATACTCAGCTAAACTAAGTGAATTACCTTTATTCCATGCAGGTGGATAGGTGAAACCGACCATAGTGTATCTTTCACCTAAATCTACTTTTTCAACAAAATGTGGATGAGTAACACAACCTGGAAAAAATATTGCTGTGCCAACGTCTAAATCAGACGTATTAAAATTTTGTCTAGGAAAATTTAATCCACCTCCAACAAAATCATCATTTAATTTAACTACGATTGATACTGTGCTTCTTTCATTATGTAAAGGCATACTTGTTTGTGCACCTTGTTCAAATCTGTTTATGAAAGGATAAAAAAATCCTTGTATATTTCTATCCCACAAATATGTGTCATTTATAATTGGAATTATTCTTTCAGAAAAATGTTTTATATAATTAAGATATAAAATTTCTCCAAACATTTGAAATCCCATACTATAGTTTGGATAGGCATCTCCATAATCTCCAGTATTTCGAAAATATTCCCTGTAATCTTTACAAAATTTTACAATACATTCACAATATTCTTTTGTAAAAAAAGAAGTTATAATTATATCGTTTTCAACGTGATATTTTTTTCCAGATTCAGGATGAATACCAGATACATAATCAAATATTTGCATGGTTATCTTCAGTTATAAAATGATGTTCTATGTGGATTTGATGTTGAAAATGAAGGTTTTTCTTCATATTCTCTTGTTACTTTGGCTAATTCTGCTAATTCTTGTTTAACTTTTTCTTTATTATTATGTTCGTAATATAAGCGTTGTCTTTTTGTCATTTCTTTTTTTGCGCTCATGCAATTCCTTAAAGTTAGTTAAAAATAGTTTACCACTCTCTTGGCATCTTAGTTTTATGGCTTTTATGTAAAGTATTACCAGGAACGGTGTCTTTGATGCGTTGAATTACACCTTGTTCAAAGTCTTTTTTCGCTGTCATAGTTCCAGGAACAGACATACGACCGGCATCAGAAAATACTGGTAGATTTTGAGCAGAAATGTATATTTCTAAATTAGGATTGTCTTTTTTGAATTGGTCCAATACTGTGTAACTCATTGTGTGTGTTACAATTTCATTCGTTTCTTTATTTAAGAAATCATATCGTGGCATAATGCAGACTCTTTCGCTTTTTTTAAAAATTCACTTAACCATTGTGGTCTCTCTCTACTATTTATCTTACCTGACCATGACCAGAGATGTGTTTTATTCATCACATAGTATCTACGATAGGAAGTAAGAGAATCTCCTGCCACTTTACATTCATCAGGCATGGCAGGTGTAGGTTCTGTAAATGGTTTATCTGAAATATTCTTAGGAAAGTTATTCTTGAGTGCTTGCATCAGTCCACTAGATTCTACTTTGTGGGTTTTACCATAACGATAAGAATACTCAATACAACATTCTTCTAACAGTTCAGCCAACCACATATAGTTTGTGGCAGACTGTCGTACCCATTGTGCTGAAGGATGATTGATATGAGTAGCAGAATAGAGAGTGTGTTCACGGTCATCAGGAAGTACATATCGAATTTGTTTGCGGCCCGTTTTACTGAGGCCAACAGATTGAGTACCATCAAGAATACGATGAGCAGTAGAAAGTAATTGAGCATATTCAAGTATCATCTTTACACAATGTTTATCAACGTGCATTTGAGCACAGACTTTGGGATTTCTATCAAGGTAAAATATATTCATAATGTATTCCAATGCCGAATTACACCGGCAATAATAAAACAGTTAGTAATGATATAGGATAACACAATTGCTGTACGAATACAAGCAATAGTATTAGATTCTTTATCATTACTACCAGACTTCTCACCTAAGGCTTTTGCCCATAATCTCCACATTACAACATCCTAATCAACCCAATGGTATCAATGGTAACTAATAACATATAGTTAGCCAACATACCAAATGATTTACGAGTGTAAGCAGCCCAAGCATACATAGAACAACCACTAATCCAAATAGGATATAAGTACAAAAGCGGAGGATTGGGTACAGTAAAGGCCATCGTAATTGAGCAACCAATAGAGATAACCCAAGCCAACAACTCAACACAAAAACGAAACCGGTTACTATGCCAATCATTTTTTATCCATTGTATGGTGTTTAATAAAGGTTCAATCAATGTAGTCACCACTTGTTTTATCAGGTCGATAAGACGGTGGATGTGCTGGGTCGCCAGTTTCTTTACTTATTTTGTTCAAAACTTCTTCAGGAACTGAAATTATATTTGAATCAAGTTTTTTGGCTTTTTCTCTAGCTTGATTAAACCATTGGTCAACATCATCTAAATCATCTTCATTTGGACCATCAAATACATCATCTGGAACAAAATCTAAATGACCTTCAAAATGAAAACCAGCACCTTTTAAAAAATATTCAAATTCAGAAACAATATTCTCTAAAGAAATTTGTGAGAAAGTAACGGTGAGTGTTGATTCACCTTCAGTTAACCAATTATCTGGATCCGGTTCTTTAATAAAAGTATACTTACTCATAGTTTTGGAATATCCACTGCAACTGATTTTAGTGCCTTAACTTTCTTAGCAATATCTTCAGAAGAAACCATTTGCATTGCTAATTGTTGAAAATGTGCATAACTATCTTCTACCTTCATTGCAGTTTTACCACCAACTGCTGCGGCATCACTAAAGAATAAATGGCAACCACCTTCATACAAAGGAGCAATTTCAATAACTTGTTCCAAATTCACAATAACTTTACATTGTTTTTCAATCGATTGTACTTCAATAAACAAACTCATTACGCTTCTCCTTGGTTAGTGTTACTACGTTCTTTAATCTTTGATAGTTTAGCTTTTGATTCACTTACCTCAGCATCTATCATCATCTTTTTCCAATGTGTATACTTTTCACCATGTAAGCGAGTAAGCATACGCTTTGATTCTTTACTTAATCTAAAATCTTTATTTGTCATTTAATTTTTCCATTAATGTATTACAATTATTAATCCACTTAGCAACTTCTTCGGTATGTTTCTTGTCATCAAGAAACATTTGCTGATATAATTCTTTAATCATATTTGAAGCATCTTCTGCATAATCACGATAATCAATTAAATCCGCAATAAGAGTATCTTCAGGTTTATGTGCTAATCTAATGGCACGTTCTATCAATTCAAAGTTCATTTTTTATCACAATCTTCCACTTTAACGAGATACACGGTTTGACCTGTAGCAGGTCTTACAAAAAAACATTCACCTTTATTTGACCATACTAAATGATTTTGAATACCACCTTTAAACTCTTTGAGTTCTGGTGGATTCAAATGATTTTGTACAATAAAATATACATTAAAACTTGCCCAAATAATAGCAGCTAAACAACACACTTTAAATGCGTCAAACCAACCAAAAAATTTATTAAGCATTATTCATTATCCTATTCACATAAATCCAATATAAACCATAACAACCAAAAACGAGTATTAAAAAGAAAATCCAATTCAATGCTCTTTCATAATAATATTCCATTTCTTTCTGAATAAAATCTCTTTGTGCCAATACCATCTCTGGTACACCAGCGTCAGAGAACTTATTATCTCTTAACATCATAACAGTTTTTTCTGCTTCTGTCAAGCGTCTTTTGGCACTTATCCAATGTATAATACTAATCATATCAATCCCATAAATTTTGATAATAACGACCAAACAATCTAAAACCATTTGCCTTACGTTTCTGGTGTGCTTCTAAACCTTCACGGTCAACTTTGAGTCTGTTCATCTTTTCGTCCCAAGTTTTAGCGTTATCACTTTCACTATGGTCATAAAATTGTGCTACATCATCATCTTTGAGTTCTTGTTCAAAAGCCCAAATCATTTCACCTAAGATATAATCCCAACGCTTGAAATGGTTTGCATCGGTGTCCCATTCATTTTCTTTTGGTGGTGCAACATAACTTCTTAACTCTTTTGGTACATCATTATCATCTGTGAATGGTGCACCGTGTTTCTCTTTATTTAATTGCACAAGCATTGGATGAATGATATGAGCCAAAGTGTGGTCCATTGACCATGTATCATATCTATCAATCTTCACATAACGAATCTCTGGATGAATTACTTGGCGAATACGCTTGATAACCTGACAGATAGGATCCAAACGGTCAGCCCATGTGTCTGCCCATTTAGGTCGGTCAATCCAATCTGCATCTTCAATGATGCCATTATCACGATTACACTTAGACCATTCTGTCCAGAAAAAAGTATAATCAATGATTGTATACGGACTTAACCAGTGGTCTGGATATCCGTTCATATAAACTTTCATTTTGCTTTCTCCGCTATATCTTTGTAACCAGCCCAACTTGGATGGATTTTATCTGGTTGTAAACTTGTAATTGGTAACACAACATCACCATATTCAGCCGCAACTTTTTTAACAATCTCTTGTATATTAGGTTTAATTGCAGGTAGAATCCAATACACTCTATCTGCTTTCGTATTCACTCTAACTGTTCTCAATTCACTTTCAGTTTTAACATACTGATGGTCGTTTGTACCTAAACTAATAATAACTGTTTTAGCCGCAAACGGTGTCTTAGTTATATGAGCATTCACCCATTGATAACTATTGATACCGCCTTTACCTACTAATACACACTCAGGCTTAAACATTTTTGTACCTACAGCAATACTGTCGCCTATAATTAAACACTCAAACATTTGTTTTCCTTAAATTGTTATTTTCATCAGCAAGAACTTTTGACCACTTTTGACATTTCTTTAATCTATCATCAAGCAATTCAATTTCTTTATCTTTATCTTTTAATTGATTCTGATAATACAATCTTTCTCTTGTAACACTAGCACGATTATGTCCAATGGCATAACCACACACTAATCCTAACACAAACCAAATTATGCCGTCAACCATATTTGGCTTTCTTTTAATGTAATACTTTCGTTACCATCATATTCTTCAATAAGAAATTGTGTACCAACAGGCAACCAAGCAATAACTAAATCTTCAACACAACTAATATAAGGCATATCATCTTCATCAATGATACCTAATAACTCAGCAATAAAAGCTTCTGTAATTTCTTCGTGTCGATTGTTTTCAACCAACTCAACTATTTTCGGATGATAAATCAATTCTTCCATACGGTGCCATGTGTACCAACCTGCACCCCAGCCTGGTGAATACAATACTGCTACTTTACCATCTCTAATAACTTTGTCCATTTCTTTCACCTGTCTAATATGAATCATTTTGCCATCTTTGAACACGGCATTATATTCAATCCAAATATAAACTCTTTTACCATTTTCTTCGTTACATTCACTACGATAGAATCGTATCTTGCCTGTAAAATCATCACAACGAATCCAACGATAATTGAATTGATGTAAATAACCTCCAAGCCATTTCTTGCCTTCTTCATCATCAACCCATTCAACATCATAATCTTCAAACCATAACTCACCATTTTCAATCTTATAGTTATCACAACCTTGCCTAGGCGTACCTTTGGTTTGATACTGGTGGCCTTCATAGTTCAAATAGTCAAACATTCCCATTTCTTTTGTCCTTTTGTTTCAAAACCACAATTATAACCTGCTTGATGTTCCCATGTCAATAATCCTGCTCGTGGTGAAGATGGATTAGCACATACACCCCAATCACTATCTATTGCTTGCCAATGAATACAACCACTAGAACAATCAGGATAAGATTCATCTGGTTTTTCCCAACGCACTATTTCACCACCATAATCTTTATAATCACTTGGTAATCTTTTCAGCACAACCCACAATGGGTCATTCATTTCTTTTCCTCGCAAATGCTTCAGCATCTTCTAATGAGCAAACTTCATAACCTTTATCAGAATGAATGTTTGCACCTGTCATAATGTTTACAATTTCCATTGTGCCCATATCATTTTCTTCTAATTTCTTTTTGTAGTTTTCATATACACTATTTGTGTAAGCACTCATACCTTCAGCACCTTTTACACATTTATATATTGAACCAGAATAACCATACACATCATAATATGTACCTTGGTCAATTACTTTTTCAATACCTGAATTCATACGCCATTCATCAGAGCCGGCAAATCCACCATACCAACTGCCTAACACTTTACGAACGGTGCCATGTTCAGGACTATTAATCTCTACAATGACCCAACGGTCTGGTGTATATTCACTCATCTTTAACTCCTACAAATATTTTTAATGTTTGCTCATTGTCTTGCAAACTTACTTTATCAATTACAATGTTCCATTTTTCATAAGATATACCATCATAATCTATTACAACTAATCTGGTAACTTTACTTAAATCAAAATCGAATGGAATTTTCATTCTTCAACTCCGAAATGTTCTTGAATTCTTCGTTTAACTTCGAACAAGGCACCATTGTAATCTGTGTATAATTCATTGCTGGTCCAACTGCCATCTACATTACGATTTACTAAATCATCAGTAATACCAACACATTCCCGAACAATCAACTCGGCGAACTTTTCTAACTCAATATTAAAGGCTATCCATACATCAAGCTCAGGCCGTTTTTCATAAACAATACCGGCCTGTAAAGCAAATTCTTTAATCTTCTCGTTCATATCAAATCTCCAAATATTTCAATTCAAACTCTTTAGCTCTTTGCTCATACTTTACATAACCACGAGGATTACAAACCACTCTGGTATCACCCATCATGTAGTCTGATACATTGTGCATATGACCATGAGTCCACAATTTAATCTGTGGCCTGTCCATAATAAACTCTGATAGGTCACTATGAAACCCACCATTCATCAATGTATCATTCTTATACCATTCAGCAATACTCAATGGCGTTGGTGCATGATGTGTTACTGCTACATAACTTTTAGCCTTATCTTGCGTCACAATGTTAATGTAGTCTAACATTTTCTTATGGTCAACAACAGCATCTTCGGTAGACCAAGTAGCGTTTTCTTCCTTAAATTTATACGATTCAATAATCATGCTACCACGCTCATCTTTGAAATAAGTACCATCATCATTTTTCTTATACAATGGAACTTTTCTACTGAGCTTACGATTGCTATTGATAATACATTGAAAATCATTCATG